ATTAACTGTTACAGTTTTATATTTCCTCGGAGGGTTTTTCCCTGGCTTAAACCCATGAACAGGGACATAATCCTTAAGATGATCCTTAGCCAAGCATTTTCTTGAACAGTATTTTGAGGCTTCTTTCCTATACTGAGGAATGTAGTATTCAACAGCACAAACGACGCACGAGAGTTTTACACCCTCTCTTTTCTTTTCCGTCATTTTTCCTTGTTTCCAGGCGTTTTTTACTTGGCAAGAATTACTGCAAAATGTTCTTTGCCTTCCCCATTTATCCTTGCCAAACGCCTTTTTACATGTTGGACAGATACTCATTCCTTCACCTCCGCAAAACCTGGCACCACAACATCCAAGCCTATCTTCTCAATAAAATCCTTGTCCCTATCCGACAAGTGCTTCTTATCAAGCCAGCCCGCTATAATCTCCGCTAACTCATTCGCTGGCCTAAACTCCTTACGACCAAAATTGTTCACTGGTATCAACTTAACTTTCATTGTCTTGCTCCTACGTTAAACATTAAAATAACCCTCCCCAACTCCTTAAAAATCCTGGATTATAAAGCCGTCTGTGCCGTCAATACGAATAACAATAGTTTCATTCTCAACATCGTCAAGAGTCTCGTACTCCTCACCATAAGCAGCCCTAAAATCCTCCATATCCCCATACTCGCTATACTCGCAGCAGATACCCACAGGATCAAATTCTATTTCCTTCCCAATGTCCTCCTCAAGCTGCTCAAACCAATAAAACAACGCTACCTTAGCGTCATAACTAAAATTGTCCTCGTAACCCCCAGTAAAACCATTCACAAAATCACTTCTTGATACTGTTGTCTTCATTGTTAAAATCCCTTGTTATGCTTATTCAAAATCTTTAATTGTCAAAGTTCCACGCCCACCAATTCCGAACCTTTCCGAGTGCATCCGATAAATCAAAAGCTCCTCCCTCTCTGTAGGCTCCTCCTTAATTCCGTCGCATCCGACACAATCCGACAAAAGACGATAAAACCAATTGATTTTTTCAGGCGTTATCTTTATCTCTTCCTTTAACATATGCCCCCAGTGGTTTAGGGTTGTGGTTTCGTTATGTGTGTAACTATACCTATAGCTATACATTTAACACAAGCACTTTCCCAAAAAAAATAAATCCTTTACTATAAAAACAAACTCAAAAACTCCAAATCCAGGGGTAAAAATGCCAGCTAAAAAGACCGTCAAGAAGGTAAAAGCAAAAAAAGCTACTGGCACACCAAAAAAGAATCTCAAACTCTCAAAGACCATGAAAGGCAATCAAAACGCAAAGACCTGGACTGATGAAGAAATTGAAAAGGTTGCTAAAGACATCGCAGAACTTGCCCCCCATGTTTGTTCAATCGTTGAAATATGCTATAAATTGAGACTTACCCAGGGCGTTTACTATGATTTAGTAGAGCGTTACCCCCCTGTTTCCGAGAGTCATGATCTAGCAAAGGCAGCTATTTCCATGAAAGCATGGAAGCAAAGCTATGAGGGTAAAGGGTTTCCGAACGTCCTGACAATGGCTATTAAATATCATGATGTTAGTAGTTCCAAGACAGAGCTTGCACAGCTTAAAGCCTCAGAAAATGCTAAAGCAGATGTTCGCATCCGTGAAAAGAAAGAACTAGCGGAGAAGATCGAGGAGGGGAACGGCAATGTACTCGACGAGTTTGACGAATTTCTTCAGTGGAAAGCAGCGAAGGCAGCTAAGAAAAAGGCGAAGTAATGACGCAAAGCCTATCAGAAAAGCAGGAATTTGCCTACGTTGCCAGCGAACACCGTTTAAACTTATTCCATGGCTCCGTTCGTTCTGGAAAAACGTTCTCTTCCATTCTACGCTTTGCAAAGGAGTTAAGACACGGCCCACCAGGGGATTTTCTGATATCTGGGGTGACACGTGAGACAATCCAAAGGAACCTCGGAAGTGATTTCAAGCGAATTACTGGTTTTGATCTTCCCCCTGTTCACTCCAATTACTTTAGGGTATGGGGTCGACCTGTCCATATACTCGGAGCTTCAGACCTCCAAGCAGAGAGAAAAATCCAAGGCTCTACCCTTGCTGGTGCTTATGTAGATGAAGCAGCCCTTTTGCCTGAAAGCTTCTTTCAGATGTTGCTTTCCCGTCTGTCTGTGACTGGTGCCAAGCTTATAGCCACGATGAACCCACAAAGCCCTTATCATTGGATGAAGGCGAATTATATAGACAGAGAGCACGAACTAGACCTAAAGAGCTTCCATTTCACCCTTGACGACAACCCTAGCCTTTCCACTCATTACAAGGAGAGTCTTAGCAAAGAGTACACGGGGCTTTGGTATAAGCGATACATTGAGGGGCTTTGGGTACTTGCTGAGGGTGTGATCTATGATTGTTTTGACGATGAACGCCACGTTATCCTTGCCCCTCCTAGACCTGCTCAATATCACGTTATAGGCGTAGATGTAGGCACGACAAACCCCACTTGCTTTGTAGCTATTGGCTACCATCCAGAGGGAAGCCCTCCTTTGTGGTGTGAAAAGGAATTTTACTATGACGCCAAGAAGGAAGGGAAGACAAAGAGCTACAGCGAGCTAGCAGAGGACTTTGTGAACTTTGCGGAGGGGATGAACATTAGAGGCATCTATGTAGATCCAGCAGCAGCAGCGTTTATAGCAGAGCTTAGAAGGCTAGGCGTTACTAACATCTTTCCAGCAGACAATGACGTATTAAACGGCATCCAGACACAATACACGTTCTTGAGAGATGGAGCCTATAGAATTTGTGCTAACTGCTCAGAGGTTAGGCGAGAGTATGGGGCTTACATGTGGGATGCTAAAGCTAGTGACCGTGGAGAGGACAAGCCGTTAAAGGTACACGACCACACCAAGGATGCGGAGCGTTACCCGTTGTATACGTTCTTTAGCAAGATACTTTCAGGCAGGGATTCAACAGCGGAAGAGTTAAACGAGAGATATAATCGTGCTATGGGAATGGGCAAACAGAAGAATTTACCTAAATTTTTTCAAGACAATTCGTTTCCGATATACTAATATTTTATATTAGAAAACAATGAGGTAGCCATGACCCTGCAAGTAGTACAAGAGCCTAATTACTTTGAAGGCTCTACGGATGATAAGGGCATCTTGAAGTATATGGAAAATGTATACGCAGATGCAGCCACGATTAATCAAAGCTTTTGGAGTGAGGCCGACCTGGATAGTCGCTTTAGGGCTGGAGATCAACAGCTTTGGCAAGATATTTACGGGAACTTGCCAGCCGCCAGGAAGCGTAGTTTTAATTTTAATCGGATCCGACGAAACTGCAATATGATAACGGGCTACCAGAGGGAACACCGTAAGAGTACAACCGTTGTCCCAGTGGAAGGAGCAGACCAACAGACTAGCGACGACTTCACCGATATATTCTTTCATTTGAACAGTCAAGCGAACGTGCTTTTCAATATCTCTGAGTCCTTTGACAACATGCTAACTACTGGCTTGAGCTTCCTGGCTCCCTGGATTGACTTTAGGGATGATCCAGTCAGCGGAGATATCAAGATGGATTGGCTCCCTTATAACGAGTTCTTGGTTGATCCTTACTTTAAGCAAAAAGACTTATCAGACTGTAATTTTCTCTGGCGTAGGAAGTGGTATAGCAAGCAGACGGCTAAGACGTTCTATCCTTATGCAGCGGACTTGATTGACAGTATCCACGGTAGAGGCAATAGAGACGGAAAGTTTCAGTTCATGCCTGAAGCTTATCAGTACGGGATGCAGAATCTTATTTACGTAGATGAATTCTGGTATAAGTCCACCCGTAAAAAGAAGATGCTTGTTGACGTTCACAATGGGGAAAGTATCGAGTGGCCCAGGGGAGACAACGAGGACTTTTTGCAGGAGTTTAGAAGGGATTTCCCCGACACTTTAGAGGTTGATGTTGACGCTCCTAGTGTGAAGCTAGCTATCAGCATTCAAAATCATGTGGTGTGGCACGATTACAACCCTATGGGCATAGATGAATATCCTTTTGTTCCCGTGTGGGGATATTATGAGCCTCACTTGAGTTATTTTCCTTGGCGTATCCAGGGCGTTTGTCGTGGTCTTCGTGATGCTCAGTATCTTTACAACCGCAGGAAGGTAATAGAGCTTGATATTGTTGAGGCTCAGTTTACTAGTGGGCATATTTACAAGGAAAACTCTCTTGTTAACCCTGATGATGTCTTTATGACAGGCCAGGGTAAAGGCATAGCCTTGAAGCAAGAGGCTGATATGAACGATATTAGGGAGATTCAGCCTCCTAACATTCCGCAGAGTCTCTTCGAGATGTCGAACATACTAGGCCAGGAGTTGCAAGAGATATCTGGTGTTAATGAGGAGCTGCTAGGAAGTGCCGTTGATGACAAGGCAGGGATTTTGTCCATGTTGAGGCAAGGAGCAGGGTTGACGACTTTAAAGGTGTTGTTTGACCAGTTGGACGAGAGCCAGAAGCAGCTAGGAAAGTTAATGCTTAAGATGGTGCAACAAAATTACAGTTTTGGGAAGGTTAAGCGTATTCTTGGGAGAGAGCCTAGCCGTCAGTTTTATCACAAGGCGTTCCAAAAGTTTGATTGTGTGGTTGCTGAGGGTGTAGACACAGACACACAGAAGCAGCTTGAATTTGCTCAACTCTTGCATCTTCGAGAGGTTGGAGTGCCGATTACTGCGGAGGACTTGGCAGAGGCTTCGACGCTGCATAATAAGAATGAGATGTCCGAGAAGTGGAAGCAGAGAGAGGAGCAAGCAAACCAGATGCAGCAAATGCAGCAGCAGGCTCAGATTGCGTTGCTTCAAGGGCAGGTTAAAGATCTTCATGCTAGGGCTACAGCTAACGAAGGCTTGGGTATTGAGCGTGTTAGTCGTGTCGAGGAAAACAGGGCGTTGGCACTTGAGAGGCTTTCGGAGGCTAAGAAGGATCGCATGGCAGGCTTGCTTGATCTTGTTCGGGCTATTAAGGAATTGCAGCAGATCGACCTTAGCCAGATAGAGCAGATGTTAACAATTTCAGATAGATTAGTTGAGCATGAAGACGAACCAACGAGCAACGAGGCTCCCGTGCAAGCAGCAGTCACCGAGGAGGCTATGCGTCAGGTATAGAAATTCTTTACCTTAAAGAGATTATTTGTTTTATTTACTCCATAAAGCCGAAGGAGGTTTTCCCATGGCAAACGCAAGAGCAAGCAAGCAAGCAAAGCCCTATAAGAATCAATTTGCTAATCTTCCCCAGGAAGTTAAGCATGAGATGTACCCTAAAAGA